CATTTGCACGTACCACCTGTATGAAACCCTTCATAGTTGTGGTGCCCTCGTAAGCAATACCGAGGACATCATTAACATCGGGTGACATATAGAGTGAGTTTCCATTTGTTTTCTTTACCTTCTCCATCCGTCCCCATGAGCTTTCGAACATGGTGGAATTAATTTCTGCATGGGTTGCAGAAACCCCACTCTTGTCCTCATTGACGATCAAGCCTACTTCCCCGCCATTGCGTATGACGGCCTTTTTCAGCTGATCAGATCCTTGGTTTGGTTCTCTCAGGAGAAGATCATCGCCGTTGATGAGACAACGATGCTGGGTGAACTCAGCCCACCCAATTTTTTTGTTTTCTAGAAGATCCGCGAGCGAAAGGTCAACTACCGCCTTGTTAATGAGACAGAGCAATGGGAAGCTCATCGCGCTACCCATTGGCTGCCCCCTCTCAAAAACATCGTGGGGAATACGATCAATAAGCTCCTCTCCTTTACAGAAAGTTCTTTCTCCTAGCTTAAGTTCACATAAAACCCGTAAACACCTTTCCTCCTCGGACGAGAGATCTTCTGAAAACTCGATCAAAGCTTCCACGGCGGCTGTGGTGTAGGCAACCTTAATGTTGTCAGTAGCACCTACATAGTCAAAACTTAAAAAGTCGCCGTCCCCGTTCAATCGGGCTACTCGATCGGCCGTTGGCTCGCCAACCAGAAGCCACCCTCTCTTCTCCATCATTGAATACAACGCGCGATGTAAGGGCGCCAACACCTCAGTGTTGTAACTTGAATAAAGAGTTACAACCCTCGGTTTACCCGATGAGAAGACAAGTTTGGCCTTGCATAGATCCGAAAAGGGTCTACGCTGCCAATTGCCCCCGTGTTTAACCGGAGTATCCAATGTGGCGGAGCCATTGGGGATAAAGGCTCCCTTTCTTTTGTTCCATCCTTTAGGTACTAATTGTCGTAGTGCTTTCCGAAAGCGATTGAGGTGCTTAGCATCTACATTGGCTGGACGTAACATTGCTTCTTTCCATTCGCTGATTTTACTGGCAAATTTCGTTTTTCCACAATTTTTGCAGCAACCCCTCTCGACCTTCTGTGAGGTCTTCAGGCTCAGCTCCTCCAGAGTTGAGAGTTCTGAAGGGAAACAACCGCGCACTGCGGGTCGAAGATGACCACAGTCGATACGCGGGGGAAGTAGGCTGCTATCTCCTACAATTCCGAGCTCCGTCTCGAAAAAACGGACCAAGGATTTCGCCTTTCCCAGTAGGCGGGTGCTCATGGTACACCTTAACTCACCGTCGTCATCCTCCAAGCAAGCAAACTTGTTGTCAGAACGGTTTGTGGTCTTGTCAGTACTATTGAAACTGACCGGGGCCAGCGGGGCGGACGCACGTTTTCCTTCCCTTTGATTCAAACGTCTTTTTCGTTTATTCTCCTTGACG